TTGCTGAGTACGGCTTTCGCCACTGATGATCATTGCATTGAACAATGCACAACCGAACGATTTGATGGAGTTTTTAATTTTAGTAACCATACTGTGAGCTCCTTAGTGAGCGCTCGTACGTGCGTACTAGCTGTTCTAGGTCTGCTGTGCAGGTAGGGTTCTTGCTCTTAATAAAGAGTTCAAGTTCGCGTTGACGAGATGTGTCAAACCGAGTTGCAACTCCTTGTAAGAGTGCTTTTAGTTTCTTAAACATTTTTTATTTCCTTTGAATGTGTGTATTATCAGTAGAAACGTTATCATGGTTTCTACTTAGTATTTATACATTATACGCTGCAACCGCACATTTGTCAAGTGGTTGCAAAGCACCGTAAACTATTGTATAATAACTTTTAAATATAGTTAAATACATTATAATTTGGAAAAGTGATGAAAATTAGAACTAGATCTATCCTACAAGAATTAAATGAAATTGCCGAAGTACGGAACAAGGACGGACTTTTTGAAAGTCGCGCCACTAACATTATCAACTCTGCAATCAATCTGTTAGAAAGCCTGCATAAACATTATGATGCAGATCAAGCAGATGAGCTGGAGCGCCGTTTCATTAACGCTATTAAAGGACAAGATACTGCTAAATTTACTCGCGGTATACGTAAGATAGCAGAATCACGCAAAACAAAGAAATTACTGGAATCAGATGACAAAAAGTAATCTACTACTAGAGGGCGGAAATATTTTTAAAGGCCCAGACAAGCAACCGCTAACACAGCGCATTGCCACTGGCGACGTTGAAAGTACCGTTGCCTATATTGAAAAAATCACAGGCTTGGACTTTACTAAAGAAAAGCAGCTTGATGATAAGAAGCCTGTTAAATGGTTAGGTACTACTGGCCGCAAAGAAGATGCCGATGGCACGTTTGAAAAGAACAGTAGTGGTGATCTTGACCTATCAGTAGATGCAAATGAAGTAGACAAGAAAGAATTTGCCAACAAGCTAATAGCACAGTTTGGCAAAGAGAATGTTAAACTAACGGGTGACAACGTGCATTGGAAAACTCCAATTGGTGGTGATCCAGCAAATGGGTTCGTGCAAGCAGACTTCATGTTCTCAGCTAATCCATTGTTCCAACAAGGATCAATGATCGGTGGACAAGGTGCTTACCGTGGCGAACACCGTCACATTGTGTTGAGCTCAATTGCTCGTGCAAAAGGATTAAAGTACAGTCCTAAGCATGGTTTACTCAGTGCAACTACCGATGAGCTATTGCCAAATGGCAATGACTGGAACCAGATTGCCAAAGTGCTACTAGGGCAAACAGCCACAGTAAAAGATGTTAAGAGCGTTGACAGCATTTTAGATTACATTAAAAAATTGCCTAACTACGAAGCGCTAATTGCTGGTGCAAGAGACACATTGGGCAAACAGGGTATCACATTACCTGAAAATATTATATCTTTTGAAAGTGCAATGACTGGAACGCCGGCGTGGTTCCGCAGAATGATGGAAGCAACAAAATGAGAGCATTTGAATTCCTGCGCGAAGCTGAAGCTGCTCCTCCGAAGAAAGTTGGTCGCGAGTTTAACCACTTAGAGGATCTTGTATTTACAGAGCCTAGTGGTGCTAAACGTGCTGTTGAGATTCTTAAAAGTCTAGCACAAGATGCCAAAGACGTAACGGTCAAGTGGGACGGCAATCCAACAGTGTATTGGGGACGTGAAGAAGACGGCACGTTCCGTATGGTTGGTAAGAATAACTGGGGACGTGAAGAAGGCAAGAGCTCTAGCCCTGAAGAACTAAAACAGTTTATCCTAAGTAGAGGCAAGGGTGAAGAGTGGCGTGAGAAGTTTGCCAACGATATGGCCAGTCTATGGCCTATCTTCGAAGCAGGTACTCCCAAAGACTTCCGTGGTTATATCTATGGTGACATTCTATTCCACCCAGGTAAGCCGTATGAAGGTGCTAATGGGGTGATGAGTTTTACTCCTAACCAGACAACCTATTCAGTGAAAGGTGTTAGCGAACTGGGCCGTAGAATTGCCAATGCCAAGATTGCAGTTGCTGCACACAAGGTATTAAATAGTTTCGGAGACAAAGACGGCGATGATCTCAACGATGTGTCAAGTCTAAACTCTAATGCACAATTAGTAGTATTAGGTCAAACTTATGTTAACCATCAGCCCGCAGTTAATGCAGATAACTTAGCAGCAATTGCAAAAATTGCTAATAGTAAAAGCGCTCTGATTGACAAGTTCCTAGCACCAGTTGCAGGACTTAGTGATCTAAAGACTATCATTTATACCTTTGTTAATAATCAAAGTAAAGCCAAAGCACTAGACAAAATTGCTCCGGAGGTATTCCTTAACTGGTTATCTACTAGCAAAGTTAGTCCTGCTAAACAGAAGAAGATTATCGATCTAGCAGCTATAAATGCAGGCGCACTCGAAGATATATTTTATCTAGTACGTGAGCTAATGAAAGCCAAGGATGAAATTATCCGTGAGCTTGATAGTGCAGGAGGCGATGTTGCTGCTAGTACAGGCGGCAAACAAGGCGGAGAAGGCTATATGAGTACAGCAAACGCTGTTAAGCTAGTTCCACGTGACCGTTGGACGCCGTTTAGAGCCGATTAAATATGATTTTTTCTCTTTGATATAAATACTATGCCGACCTCTGAGCGAGGTCATATAATCAAGGAGAACATATTATGGCAGATCTAACATCTTTCGCACAAACCTACAGCAATGCAGGTGCAGCAATTACAACAGCTTACTTACCAGCTAACAACTTCAAAATCACAGACGGGTACAATGGTGGTGCTTACGGTACACGTGAACTTTCATTCTTGAAAATTACGTTAACAGGCATTGAGACAACACCAACTATTTCTAGCAGCAATTTTGTTAAAGCAATTCAAGGTGTACAAAGAATGGCTGAAGTTTATTACGCAGCAGTGTTAACAACTAACGAAGCAATTGTTATTGTTTCTAAAGACACACTATCAGCATCAGATACTGCAACTGACGACACAGCAGGCTACGGTCTATTTGAAGCAGCGATCAACGCAGCTACAGGCGGATCAGCAACAGTTACAGCAGCAGTATTCGCATAATTATAAAGGAATAATATATCATGGCAAATTTATACACAAGAGTAGAAACAGTTAACAACGCAGGCGGTACAGCAGCAACTTTTGGTGCCAACGCACTAAAAACTGTCATCAGTACTTCTGATGCAGGTACAACAGTTATTGTTTCATTGGCAGGTACAGACTTAACAGACGCTGATATCCAATCAGTTGCTGGTTACTTGACAACATCACATGGTTCAGCTGGCGATGGCGACTCAGCATTCACAATCGCCGGTGTTGGTACAGTTGACGGTACAGCCTTCGTTAGTGGAACCACTGACACTGTATTCCTACGTATCCAAGGTACAGGCGATTTCACCGCAGCTACAGCTGATATGGAAATTGGTGGGTTGACAGTTTCTACTATTGCAATCTTTACACCAGCTAAGTAATTTTAGTATTTCCTAGTAATAGGAAGTGAAGGGTGGAATTTATTTTCCACCCTTTTTTTATCTGCGTAAATATATCTGATGGCACGATACAAAATAACAACCTTGATTGATATCACTCGTACGAATCCCGACCGTAGTGAAACTGATAAACTAAAATTAAGCCAACAGGCAAACTTTAACAGTCTCATACAGGCCATTGGATTACGAGCCAACCCAGAATGGCTAGTTGATCCTAAAATGGTCATAGGGCAGTTGCCGGATCCATTTAACGGCAAGGCTGCATATTGGTCCTGGGAGTTTGACAGCGAGCGCGACGATGTTTTCCTTGAGGATAATAATCCAGTAGGCTTATTGATTAAGGATCTGCATGGTGTGCCGGTCATTCCTGATCTTGCAAATACTACGGACATAACTCCTGCTGCGTTTCAAACAGCTAATGGCAATACCAATACCTACGTAGAAATTATCTCGTAGTATTAATTTTTTGTAATCGAGTTTAAATACTAGTATGAATACTATAATAAAAAAACTACACTGGCAACAAGTTATGATAGCTGCCAGCATAATGATGTCTGGAGGACTAGCATTGTCTCTATGGGCAATTAGTCATCAAAATAACTTACTTGCAATTATCGGTATTACGCTAATAGGAGTGATAGCAATTAGTTGGTGGTTCTGGGTTATGTATGTGGTTAAGACTTTAATAAATTTCTATACCACTACTGGTAGTGGACTAGTTGAAATAAAATACAGTCTAAGAGACATTAGAAATCTGATGCAAGACTACGAATCTGCACGACAGAGATAAATACTGTATCAAAGGCAAACAATAGGCGACTTACAATTTAGGCATATGGCTCGGAGCGAGCACTTGACTTAACAAGAGGATACCCAAACAACATGTCATCGCAAACAACACAATTAGAAAGATCAAGCCTTGAAGCGCATGTAGACTTATGCGCACTACGTTATGAGCAATTAGACGAACGTCTAATCACTCTAGAAGGCAAAGTAGATATCATGCACAAAGATATTGTAGACGGACAAAAGAGTTTGACCAAAGTAATTATTGGTACAGCCGGAACAGTAGTAGCAGGGATATTATCAGTAGCAATTGCAGTCTTAATGAAGATGGCGTAATCAACTACTTGGTTAAATAAAGGAGCATGATGCTCCTTTTTTAATGACTGATATTTCTAAACGCCTAGAGCAAACATTACGCTCTGCAATACAAAAGAATCCAATTCTGCCTGTCAAGGTAGCAGACGGCATTCTGGTCGGCGATGTTAAAATTACCAGCGAAGGATCTTTAAAATTCCTTTGGCAACATGGCGAAATAAAATATAAAGAAATCAGTTTAAATTGTGCCGCAATCAGCTTGGCAAACTTGCTTGCTAGGCGTAAAAATGTTATACTACAAGATAACATCTACAACGCAGATCAAGAGTATGGCCGTTGGTTTGTAGATAGTCAACTGCTGCGGTCGCAATATCAACTAGCAACTAACAACCGAGACTACGATAAAGCAGATGTGCTGTGGGCAAAGTACACAGAAAGCAGAAATCGCACCGATAAAACAAAAATTATAGCAGAACGTTTGTCTTCTTTCTGAATAAATACTACATCAATCTGGATACTATAAAATGAAAACAACAGATCTTTTTAAAACAAGTGCTAAAAAACTAAACGAAAGTCTAGCTAAAACATTTGGACAAAAACTAAACCTAGAAAGCTTCGATACACCTAAGCTGGAAGATGCACGTAATAAATTACGTACACAAATTCACACTGCCCGAACAGAAGGTGGATTCAACGAAAATATTGAAAACGAAGCTCTTTCGCAAGCTCAGTTCATGCACGATGCTATTGTGGCAGAAATTATGGATAGAGCAGAGTATATTGTGGGCACTGTAGGAGAAGAAGGGGTTGATGATCTTAGAAGTGCTGTGTTGTCAGCGATACAAAATATTTACAATGGTGCCCGAGCAGGCGAAGACATGATCGACGATGTTGCTGATGAACTAGGCGATTATTTCAATGATGTAAAACGCAGTAAAGATCAAACACTTCGCCAAGCCTATCAATTTATGCGCCAAGAAGGTGCCAATGCCGAAGGCGATCCAGAAATGATGGCACAAGCGGCCAAACAAGCAATTGATATGTTAAGTCAACAAGGTGTCGAGCAAGGCGTGGAAGAAGGCGATATGAACCGCGCAGCTAAGGGCAATGAGAAGTATGGCAAGGACGGTATGAAAGCATTGGCCAAAGCAGGCCGTGAAGGTGCTAGTGAAAAGAAATTAGATACTATCCGTGACAAGCACGATAAGTATGACGAAAGCATTGAACAAACAGGAGATAATATGCGCAATTTAAGAGAAGGTGAAATCCAACAGGCTAGTGCAATCGTCACAGCAAAAACAATGGTTGACAGAGTTGGCCGTTGGATTGAAGAATTAAGCGGCATGGAAAATGACACACTACTAACACTAGGTGACAGCATCCGTGACGAAATGGGACAGGAAGCAGCTAAGAACTTTATCTCAGCTTGCGCACCAGCAATCCAATCTGCACTAGAAAATTTAAAGGCTACACGCGAAGCATTAAGCACTAGCGTTCGTGCGTTGACTGGCGAAGAACAGTCACCGGAAATGTTAGGTGCTGAAGATCCAGAAATGGGCGATGTTGCTGAACCAGACGCAATGAATCCAGATGATGCAGGCGACGGTATGGATATGGACGACGAGTTTGGTGCAGCCGATGCAGCAGCAGGTGGTGCCGAAGAAATGGGCCGTACCCAGCGAGAAAGTATTGATCGCGGTAGCCGTTTGTTAAAAGTACTAGCAGGCTAAAATGCGACTATCTAGCATAACTACAGAGAGTGATTACTCTAGACTTAGAGAGCTTGCTCCTGCAATGGGTGCAGCTCCTGCAATGGGTGCAGCTCCTGTACCGGGTGCAGCTCCAGGCGCAGCTCCTGTTGCTCAAGATCCCCAGGCAAATGCTAAGATGCAAGCACAACAAGCGTTAGCTCGTGCTGAGCAAAAGAAAGGGATACAGTCTCAAATCGCTGCAACACAAAAGCAGTTACAAGAATTGCAAAAACAACTGGCGGCGGTAAGATGAGATTTTTTGAATTCGCAGATAGTGATTCCGGAGTTGACAAGTTCATAATGATTCTTAGGAATTACATTGGACGTGCAGCTAGCAAGAAAGCTTCAGCTAGTCTAAACTGGAATGGATTAGCACAGGTCGCTAAAGCTAACGGTTTCGAGTTTGCTGCAGATTACGAAACATTTAAGTCGATGTTTGACACTACTCCTGCGTTACAATCTTTAGTTAAAGATTTTAATGATGACGGGATTACATTAAAAGTTCCAGGCGCACCAGACGACCAAGCACAAAGTCCACAACAAAGTGGCGAGACAAGTCAAGATCAAGTAGACCAAACTGCCGATTCAGCAGCAGCAGGTCAGATGGCTGCGTCACAAACAATGCCAAAAGTTTAAATCTAGGTTGACCGAATAGTATTTTTACTGTATAATATACAGTATGAATACTATTTCTCCACCACCGTTCGTTGAACGGTACCAATATAAAAACTGTGTCCAAGTAAACGATCCAGTTACTCGCAAGCGTGTTTACAAAACTCCAGACGGTGAAAGCCTTCCAAGCGTTACAACTATCCTGTCAGCAACAAAGGATATGACTCATTTGAATGAATGGAAGAAACGAGTCGGCGAAGCTAAAGCACAACAGATTGTAACCGAAGCGTCCGGCGTCGGAACAGCCATGCATGCCAACCTAGAACGATTCCTGATCGGCGAGCAAAGACAACCGGGTAACAACCCAGTTCACGTACAGGCTAATCAGATGGCTGATGTTATCATTAAGAATGGGCTGAGTAAAATGAACGAAGTATGGGCTATGGAACAGAGCTTGTACTTTCCTGGACTGTATTCGGGTACAACTGACCTAGTAGGAGTACACGACGGCGAGCCAGCAGTATGCGATCACAAGCAGACCAATAAGCCTAAGAAAGCTGAATGGGTAGAAGACTACTACTTACAGTTAATGGCTTATATATTAGCACATAACGAAGTCTACGGCACGGACATTCGCAAGGGTGTTATCTTTATGTGTAGCCGTGCTTTTGAATATCAACAGTTTACACTAGAACCTAAAGACTTTAACAAGTACCAAGATCTTTGGTTAAACAAAGTAGAAGAGTATTACGCTTTGAGATAAGCTAAATACTAGAAATAGAAGTTTCTAGGGGAATAAAGTGGCCGTAATTCAAATCTCAAAAATCCAGGTCCGTAGAGGACAAAAAAATTCAAACAGTGGAGTTCCGCAACTAAGCTCTGCTGAATTTGCTTGGGCAGTTGACAGTCAAGAGTTGTTTATTGGTAATGGCAGTGTTCTAGAAGGTGCGCCCTACGTAGGCAACACTAAAATTCTCACAGAGCACGATAACATATTAGCACTAATATCTAGTTACCAGTTTGCTTCTAACGACACTTCAATCACTCTTAGCGTACCTCGTGGGTTCCAAAGTAAGATTGACGAAATTGAAGTTAGTGTTATAGACTTCGGTGCAGTTGGTGACGGGTCTACGGATAATGTAACTGCATTTGAAACTGCTGCCACACAGTTATTTAGAAACGCTGATCCAGGCTTTAAGAAAGTATTAGTAGTTCCAAACGGAGAATACATTTTCTCTAGCGACTTAACACTGCCTAGCGGAATTATCCTTCGAGGAGAAACACAACGTGGCTCAGTATTAAACTTTAGCATACATAATATTCTTTTCATAACATCTACAGGACTACAACTAGTAGACTTCTCAAGTGGTGATGATACTACTCGTCCTCAAAATATCAAGGTAGACAATTTAACAATACAACGCACAACTGGACAGACAGTACTTTCCGGAGTTGCATCTAGTGAATTTACTGAAGTATTGTTTAAAGGCAACTACGATATACATACTGATACAGTATCTTCGTTAACTTTAGAACCAGCCGCAGTATTTTGGAATAATAATAAAGCTGGAGTGCTAACTACAGATATTACATTTGAATCTTGTATCTTTGAAAATGTCAGCATCGGTGCAAAATGTCGACAAACAGTTGCACCAGTATTAGGTGACCCGACAGGAACTGAGTCAGTTATTAAATTTATCAATACTAAGTTTTTTAATAACAATACCAGTGTGTATGTCGAAGGCGAAACCGGACAATTGACCAATTGGAAAATTGATAGTTGTACTTTCGAGGAAATTTATGCCAGTACATTTAGATCAATCAACGGCATCAATACACTGTTACAAGATTGCTCATTTAAAAATTGCGGCAACGGAATAGGAACTGCAAGTGCTCCAGAGACTCCAATAGTTTACTTTGAAGAAAAGACAAACAACAGAGTATTAAATTGCTCTAGTGATCGACAACAAGCGTCATTAAAAGCTAATGCCGCAGTAGTCGAAGTATACAACGGCGATAAGGTTTCATTTAACGAACGCATTAACTTAGAAATCAAAGTAGTTGACTATGCATCACCATTGGCAGCATTCTCAGCATTTAACAAGTATATGACTATAAGTTACTTTTTAAATTTGGGAGTGTTTACTAGAACAGGCGAACTAACTCTATTAGTTGGAGACGACCGCTCTGAAGTATCAATCACTGATAATTATCAATATTCATCATCGTCAGTAATATCCGAAGGAGGATCTATAATGGCAGCATTAGAATTTTCAGCAGCATTAGCAAGTCCTAATCTTGACAGTGCAGTTGACACCGTCGTTTTATCCTACCAAAACCCGAACCCGAGTTTTGAAGGTATCATCTCTTTTGATGTTACCTACGGTGTTTAATCTACATAATAACGATAGACTAACAGCCTGGAAACACTTTAGAGAAACACTAGAAACTAGCAACACTCCTTTTGAAGATGTTGCTGATCTCTGGGGTCATGCTCCGTTTGTTAGTCACTATCTAGATCACCAAAATCCTGAAGAATGGCCCGATCCTTGGACACTAATTGCCAATGGAAACTTCGATGAGCTTGCAATTGTAATAGGCATGCTGTATACTATTAAGTTAACGCAGCGATTTATGAACTCCCAAATTGAGATACATACTTCTACTTCCCCGGAAGAAAAAGATCCTATCTATATGTTAATAATTGACAACACATATGTTATAAATTACGAATATAGAACAGTTAGCAGCATTGATGTGTTAGAAAAAATTCAAACCAGACTGATGTGGACCAAGTAACATCAATGGTAAATATCAGACAATAAAGATTGAGGCGTAGATGACAACGATTACGGTAATAAAAAGAAGTGGAGCGAAAGAGCCATTGATGATCGAGAAGTGGCAGGCACAGATCGCAAAAGTATGTAAAGGTATTGCAGATGTCAGTCAGTCAATGATTGAGATTAAAGCGCAATTGCACTTTTACGATAACATAACAACAGAAGAAATTGACGGTATCACATTACGTGCTATTGTTGACCTAATCGATGTAGAACAAAATCCCGATGTAGGACATACTAACTATCAATATGTAGCAGGTAAACAGCGGCTATCAATGTTGAGGAAGAATGTATATGAGTCATATGAAGTTCCCCACCTTTACGAAATTGTAAAGAAGAATGTTGCTGTTGGCCTGTACACTAGTGAATTATTAGACTGGTACAGTCAAGACGAGTGGAACAAGATGGATGACATGCTGGATCATGAAAAAGATGAACAGTATGGATATGCAGCCATTGAACAGTTAATTGAAAAGTACTTGGTACGTAATCGTGCAACAAAGGAAATTTACGAAACTCCACAGATTAGATACATGGTTGCATCTGCTACGATTTTTCACAAAGAAGAACCAAGCGGCGCACGTATGCGTTACATCAAAGAATATTACAATGCAGCTAGTGATGGACTCTTTACTCTTGCAACTCCGGTCTTGGCCGGTTTGGGCACTCCTACTAAGCAATTTAGTAGCTGTGTTCTTATTCGTAGCGATGATGACTTGGATAGTATTTTTGCATCTGGTGAGATGATGGCAAAGTATGCTAGCAAACGTGCTGGCATTGGTTTAGAAATTGGACGTCTACGTTCATTAGGTGCCCCGATTCGTGGCGGGGAAATTCAACACACAGGCATGATACCGTTCTTAAAGAAATGGTTTGGTGATTTGCGTTCATGTTCACAAGGTGGAATTCGTAATGCTAGTGCTACAGTGTTTTATCCTATTTGGCATCATCAGTTTGATGATCTTATTGTGCTTAAAAATAATCAAGGCACTGAAGAAACTCGAGTCCGACATATGGATTACGGAGTGGTTCTTTCTGCCTTCTTCTGGAGACGGTTCAAGAACAAAGAACAAATAACATTCTTTGACCCTAATGAAGTACCTGACTTGTATGAAGCGTTCTACAGAGATACCTCTTTGTTTGAAGAACTGTATGTCAAGTACGAAAAGCAGAAAGGTCTACGTAAAAAGACTATGAGTGCTGAAGAAGTGTTCAAGAGTGGTATTTTGAAGGAACGCACGGACACAGGTCGAATATATCTTGTATTCATTGATAATGTAATGAACCAAGGGCCTTTCAATCCTGAATATCATGCGATTTATCAAAGTAACTTGTGTTGTGAGATTCTATTACCAACCAAATCATTCAAACGCCTGGATCCAACACGAAAGACAGTTCGTGTTAAAAAAGATAAGGTAGATGAGTTTATGAAAAACAAGTCTAATGATATAGTTAAGATCAGAAAGATATCATAGTTAAACGTGCCTAAAGTACATAGTAATGATAAATAACTACAATGTACTTTAGGAATAATAAATGACTTTTACACCCACGTGGCTAATGATTAAGAAACATAAAATTACTGGATTGAAATATCTTTGTAAAACTACCGGAAAAGACCCTATAAAATATCTAGGGTCTGGTACTTATTGGAAAAGGCATCTTAAAGAACACGGCACCGAAGTTGAAACAGTATGGTGTCAATTATTTGAGAACAAAGACCAGATATATCAATTTGCTATTAATTTTAGCAAAGAAAATAATATTGTAAATGCTAGGAACACAGACGGTGAAAGAATTTGGGCAAACCTAATTGAAGAAAACGGCATTGATGGTGGCGGCAATAAAAATCTTCCAATGTCTGCTGAACAAAAAGCAAAACTAACAGATACTTGGGAAATTACTACTCCAACCGGCGAACATTTAATTTTAGAAAATATGTTAGAATTTTGTCGAAATAATGGATTAAATGCTAGTGCAATGAGTGCTGTAGCAAGAGGCAATAGAGGACACTATAAAGGATATAAGTGTCGTAAACTTACTAACAACAGAAATGTTATATATGAGTTTAAGGAAAAACAATATCTAACAGATAGTGAAAAAAGTAAAATAAACAGTGATGGCGTAAAAAAAGCAAAAAGAGCCAATGCTGACCCAAAAATAAAATATAATGATGTTACATATAACACATTAGTTGAGGCAATAGATGCAACTGGAATAAGTAGACATCTTTTGATAAAACATGGCAAACTTTTAAGAAATAACTAGGATGAACAATGAACGCATTATATGAAGAGATAGAATGTCTACCGGAAGAACTAGATGACGAATACGAGTATTATGAAATTGATGAAGTCGAGGGCAGAGTGTCCCTGTGTACCTTGGGATCTATGAACTGGGGAGCGTTCCGGAACCCAGAGGATATGCGTAGAGCTTGTAGAATTCTACATCGTAGCCTAAATAACATTCTTGACTATCAAGACTTTTTGTCGATACAGAGTAAACTCAGTAACGATGAGATTCGCCCATTGGGCATTGGCATTACTAACCTAGCATACTGGCATGCCAAGCGCAGCCTTAAGTACGGTGAGAAAGATGCACTGGCTGAGGTTAAGAGCTGGCAAGAGCACCAGTCATTCTACTTAACAGAAATGTCAGTTGAACTAGCTAAAGAGCGTGGTAAGTGTTTAGACAGCGACCATACTCGTTACGGTCAAGGAATATTTCCTTGGGAACTACGTGCTAAGGGCGTTAACGAGTTAACCGACTTTACTCCTGAATTAGATTGGGAAACGTTACGCAAAGAAATGTTAATCCACGGTGTGCGCAATGCTACCAATGGTGCAGTTGCTCCTGTTGAGTCTAGTTCAGTGGTTATCGACAGTACCAATGGTATTGAAATGCCAATGAGTTTAATTACCACTAAAGAATCAAAAGCAGGATCGTTTACGCAAGTTGCTCCCGAATATAACAAGTTGAAGAACAAGTATCAGCTGATGTGGGAGCAGAAAGACTGCGTTGGTTACATTAAGACAGCGGCTGTTATTGCGGCCTACACTGACCAAAGTATTAGTACTAACACATTCTACAATCCAGCACACTTTCCAAATCGTAAAGTGCCAACTACATTAATTGCCAAGAACTTGATGCAGGCGCATATATGGGGCCTTAAGACCTTCTACTACAGTTTAATTAACAAAGCAGGCAGCAAGATGGCTGCAGACGATGCGCCTACTATGCTAGAACCAATTAACTTTGATGACGAGGAAGATTGTTTATCTTGTAAGTTGTAAACGGAAAATGTTATACTAATGAAAGTAAAGTAATAGGACATATATGAATATGATAAAATATTTTAGGAGTGGATGGATTCCAACTCTTGACACCGACTGGACAAACTATAATGGCTTATAATTTTATTAGAAATGTCCTCCTAGAAGGAAAAAAAGACAAATTGTTTCATTTGCCTTTGCCTTACAAACCTACAGATTTGGCACCTGTCAAGAGCAAAGAAACTCTTGACTATCACTACGGCACTTTGTATAAGGGCTATGTTGATCGTTACAACAAAGGCGAAGGCGATGCTGATTTCAATGAAGCCGGCGCATTTCTGCACAACATATACTTTGGTCAATTACATGCACCACAAGGTGCTAATAGACCTTACGATGCCAGTTTAGCGTTTATCGAACAGCATTATAAAACCTATGATGCATTCCGAGACCAAGTCGAAACTGTGGCCATGAAGATACAAGGTAGTGGATGGGTGTACTTGGCACAGGATGGCAAGATCAAAACTATTGTGAACCACGAAGTACGCAATGACATTGTGTTGTTGATTGATTGGTGGGAACATGCATGGGCCCTGGACTATCAAGCAGACAAAAAGAAATACTTGCAGAACATCTGGAAGATAATAAACTGGAGAACAATAAATGTCGTACTCAGCCAAAGTAACCAATAAATAAGCGGGTGCGCCAAGATGATAAATATTTGTATGAAAAACAAGTATGGTAATTTTAAACAGTGTTTATTTTGTAAGAGTGAATTTGAAACTCGTCCACGATTTTTAGATTATTGTTCTCAGAAATGCAAAAACCCGTTGAACCGAGGAGAGTATGAACCATGGAACAAAGGTATCAAACTTACAGAAGAACAAAAAGCCAAACAGAATACAGAAGGATTAAAGAAAGGGTGGGGCTGGAATAAGGGATTGTCCAGTGAAACACAAAGTCTGAAATGGAAGGGCGAAAATAATCCTAACTGGGAAGGTAAGACTAATAATCTAAGACTAAAAAATCCGCAAACTGATTTGTTAAAACTGTATCGAAGCAAAGTCAGGTACGCAACATATAGAACCCTTAAAAAAATGAAACAGGCTGGAGAGCAGATACCAACTTGTGGGAAACATCCTACAGACTTGCAATTAGATCACATTATTTCTATAATGCAAGGGTTTAAGTTAGGAATAGATCCTATATTGTTAGGACAACGAAATAATATACAGTTTATAACGGGTGAAGAGAATCGTCGTAAATGGCATTTTGATCAACCGATGGAAGTAGTACAATCTATAATAGGAGATTAAAATGGCTTATTCAGCTGCTGTGGTGGACCATTATGAGAACCCCAGAAATGTAGGAACTCTTAATAAAAAAGATAGTGATGTAGGTTTTGGACTCGTCGGAGCACCGGCATGCGGTGACCTTTTACAGTTAAGTATTAAAGTTGATCCAGCGACAGATATTATAATTGATGCAAAGTTCAAGGCATATGGATGTGGCAGTGCAATTGCAAGTTCAAGCCTTGTAACAGAAATGATAAAAGGATTGACATTGGATCAAGCAAGCACTATTAAAAATAGTCAGATTGCAGAGGAGTTGGCGCTTCCGCCCGTAAAAATTCATTGCAGCATTTTGGCTGAAGATAGTCTTAAAGCAGCAATTTTAGATTACAAAACAAAGCAATCAAGGCTGCGATAGATGATTACCGTAACCGAAACAGCAAGTAAACGAATTAGCCAGAATTTAGAACGCCGTGGCAAGGGTGTGGGTATTCGAATAGCAGTTAGAACTACTGGTTGCAGTGGATTGGCATATGTGTTAGAATATGTAGACAGCATCGAGTACGAGGAGGGTGTAACAAATTATGCTCAATCTAAGTTTGCTGTATTAATAAGCACCAAAGATGAACCCTACCTAAACGGAATAGTTGTGGATTGGGTACGCAATGGATTGAATGAGGGGTTTGAATTTACTAACCCCAACGAGCGTGACCGGTGTGGTTGCGGTGAAAGTTTTAGAGTATAAAGTAATGTTAGAAACAATATGTGATGTGATGTTAGATGCGTATAAACGCAATTGGATTACCAGCCGTGACGGCAACGTGAGTATTCGCCATCACGATAGAGACCACTTTTACATTACACCTAGTGGTGTCCGAAAGCAGACTCTGCAACCTGATCAGTTTAAAAAGATTGGTATTGATAAAACTATACATAGTGGTCACGGTACTGCTGCCATTAACTATAGCTGGCAAGAGTTACCTTATACTGATATTAGTAAGAACTTAACACCAAGCGGTGAGATTCCATTGCACTTTGGCTTACAAAAAGAAATGGGCCAACATGCGGGTGAAGTTCGAGTAGTTGTACATGTACATCCTACTTACTGTATTGCAGCAATGCATGCTGGCATTAATTTAAGCACAGTTAGTGATGCGTTTCCAGAACTTAATCGCTATACTCGAGTTGCGCCTAATGTAGGAGATGTTGCTCCTATCAGTCAGGAACTTGCAGATCAATGCCACTGGAATTTAGAACTAGATAAAGACGGTAATACTGCCTATGACATCGTAGGTATCAAAGGACACGGTGTTGTTGCTATTGACACAACACCATGGCGGGCGTATGAACATGTAGAGAGATTGGAACATATTTGCAAAATTGTGTTAGCAAGTGGAAAATATTAAATGCATCATATCCCTACTACTATCAGCGACCGCAACGCAAAACGATTTACTATGATGCTGCGCTGGGTAGCAGATACATTCTTTCTAAAACAGTACGGACACAGAGCAGTTGTACTAGAAACAGTAGCAGCCGTGCCTGGCATGGTTGCAGGAATGTGGACGCATCTTAAAAGTCTACGTCAGATGAAAACAGGATATGGTCCCAAGATTCGAATGTTGTTAGCTGAGGCAGAAAACGAACGTATGCACTTGATGACATTTATTGAAATCGTCAAACCTAATTGGTTTGAACGTATGTTGGTGCTTGTGGCGCAATTTGTTTTCTGGCATGTGTTCTTGTTCATCTATATATTCTTCCCCCGCACAGCACATAGGATTGTGGGCTATTTTGAAGAAGAAGCAGTGATCAGTTACACAGATTATCTGGCCCAGGTTGATTCCAATCCAGAGCTCAATGTGCCTGCACCACAATTAGCCATCGATTATTGGAATTTACCTGTTGACGCTAGACTTAGAGATGTTATAATAGCGGTAAGGGCCGATGAACAAGGACACAGCGAAGTGAACCATGCGTATGCTGACGATTACGATACTAAAAAGTAAAACAAATTATTTGGAATAGTGCGAATGATATTTGAAGAAACAGTCACTGCTGTACATCACTGGAGTGATCGAACTTTCAGTTTAAGGACTACTAGAAACTCTGCATTTAGATTTAACGCTGGCGAATTTGTATTAATTGGTGTTATGCACGAAGGAAAACGTATTCGCAGAGCCTACAGTATGGTGAGTCCGCCTTGGAGTGAAGAACTAGAGTTTCTCAGTATTAAAATAGCCGATGGTGCATTGACCAGTCGATTGCAACATATCAAGATAGGCGATCAAGTCATTATAGGTGACAAGCCTACTGGCACACTGCGAAATGATGCTTTACTCAAAGGCGGCGAACTATGGTTACTAGCCACTGGCACTGGTCTAGCACCGTTTATGAGTCTGATTCAAGACTTGGAAACTTTGGAAACTTGGTCTCGGATTCATTTGGTACACAGCGTAAGAGATGCAGCAGATTTGGCATATCGCCGTGAGTTGCACACAGCATTCTTGGATCATCACAGATCCGGTGAGCTACATGCCACAATCAAAAGTCTGATGGATTATCAACCTGTGGTTACTGGTCAGGGCGATCCCAGAATCACGACTCAACTAAGTTCGGGTAAGTTGGCAATAGACCCTGCACAAGACAAAATCATGCTGTGCGGAAACATGGCTTTTAATAAAGAAATCATGCTGTGGTGTGAACAACAAGGTATGAAAGAAGGCAGTTTGCGTGACCCAGGGCAGTACATAATCGAACGAGCGTTCGTGGATACATAATAAGATATGAATATAGACCATTTATTAATCGCCGCTGACTGTGCCCTGCGCACACTGTTTTCAAAACCCTATGCTAGCAGATCGTCACCAACTTGCAAAGCCGATACTGCCGAACTGACTGAAAAAGAAAACAATCACAGTGCAGCATTAATGCGAGTGAATCACGTAGGGGAAGTGTGCGCCCAAGCATTGTATAGTGGACAATGCCTAGCCACTCAAGACTCTGCACTTAAAAACCTGTTTGAAAAAGCAGGTCGAGAAGAAGTAGATCACCTAGTATGGTGCCGGCAGAGATTAGACCAATTGGGAGGTAAGCCTAGCCTACTGAATCCTATTTGGTACATTGGAGCATTTGCAATGGGGTACGCAGCTGGTAAAATAGGCGGCGATGCTCAAAGTTTGGGATTTGTAGCAGAAACAGAAAGGCAAGTGGAACAGCATCTGGCAGATCACTTGTCGAAATTGCCTGTGAATGATCACGCTAGTCGAGTTATTATAACACAGATGAAACAAGATGAAGCAGCACACGGCGCCGCAGCGGTACACGCTGGCGCTACAGAACTTCCTAAAAGTGCTAAATCTGTCATGAAAGCAGTTAGTAAGATTATGACTACTGTCGCTTACAGAATATAAGTACAAACACTGAGATATGAATAAATACGCATTCAAATACTTAAAATAAACCATTGTTGTCGTGCAGTTATTGCACGGAACCTATATACAGAAGATACAATATGAATGCAGACTTAGTTAAACTGATTTTTGGAAAACTCACTTGGGATGTTGACACAAGATGAATAAAAATGTATAATTATATAGTGAGCAAGACATTATGAGAAAACAACTAAAATGATTGATAAACGTATTTTAAGTATATTATCTGCAGAAGGCATTCGCCAAGCAGACACAGTTGAACTGATTGCCAGTGAGAACTTTGCTAGTGATGAAGTGATGCAACTCTGTGGCAGTATCTTCACAAACAAGTATGCAGAAGGACTGCCAGGCAAGCGTTATTACAATGGCTGCGATGAAGTAGACAAGGTAGAACTACTGGCTATTGAGTATGCCACCAAACTATTTAATTGTTCCTTTGCTAATGTTCAACCACACTCCGGTGCCAATGCTAACCTAGCAGTATTCAAGGCATTTCTAAAGCCAGGTGATGTTATTGTAGGTATGGACTTGGCCAGTGGTGGGCATTTAAGTCACGGTGCCAAAGTCAATGCCAGCGGCGCTTGGTTCAACTCACACAGTTACGGAGTCAATGAACAGGGACTAATTGATTACGATGCTGTGGCACAGTTGGTATGGGACACTCAACCTAAAATGGTGATTGCTGGCGCCAGTGCTTACAGTCAAGTGATTGACTGGGCCCGTTTTGAAGAGATTGCAGCCAGCGTGGGTGCTCTGCTGTTGGCAGACATTGCTCACTATTCAGGTCTAATCGCAGGCGGCGAGTATCCCAGCCCGTTCCCCCATGCTGACATTGTAACAACCACAACACACAAAGGACTGCGCGGCCCGCGTGGCGGCATGATTTTATGGAATGATCCCGACCACTCCAAACTGATCAACAGTGCTATTTTCCCAGGCACACAGGGCGGTCCATTGATGCACATCATTGCAGCCAAGGCACAGTGTTTCTACGAAGCATTGCAGCCAGAGTTTACGTTGTACGCCAAACGTATCCGTATCAATGCACATGCAATGGCACAAACGTTTATGGATGCCGGTGTTGATATTGTGTCTGGTGGGACTCAGTGTCACATGATGACTATAGACTTGCGTAAAGAACAATACAGTGGACGCGAGTTTGCTGACTTGTTGGAAGCAAATGGTATCACTGCAAATAAAAACGGAGTGCCTGGCGACACAAGAAGCTTTGTTGAGACATCAGGTGTGCGTATTGGTGTAGCAGCAGAAACCACTCGCGGTCATGACGAAGCGTGGTTCAAAGAGCTGGCCAACAGAATGGTTAACATACTAAGGGATTCAAAATGAGAGATCAACTATTAACAACATTGCAAGCACACTTTTCGGCACAGGTTCAAAAACACAAGATGAATGTGGAGATCATGCTGCACAATCCCATGGCTATTCATGACCACACTGACTGGATGTCGGCAGTAGAAGCTGAAATTGCACAGATTGCAGAGTATGAGGACAAACTAGCAGTAGTGCGTCAACACTTTGCAACTTAATGGAAAGTAAAAAATTTGCGCTGTTTCCGACTCGTATGACCAGCGGAAAACAGATTTGGCTTAAATACTACTTCCAACACCAAACATTATATGACGAATCAACTGGTCGACCACCACTAAACAGTCTGTATTTTACGTGGACAGAAACACCCCAAGAAAAAACTTGGAGATTACTAAAAGACAGGGTAACGCACAATCGAAATGTGTGGAATACTATAGAATTAACTCAACAGGATAAAAATAACAAAAAAACTAGTAGCAGAAGGAACACATAATTTATTAAAGCGGCCAGATGGTACTAGCGTAGCTTCGGACCGAGTAGCAGCAGGAACTCATCATTTTGTTAATTCAGAATGGAAAAAGCAACATGGTATTAATCATGCAAAATGGATGCGAGAACAAATGGACAAAGGCGATCATATTTTTATAAATAGTAATCCTGCTAAAATTAAACTATGTTGTATCACTTGCCAAAAAGAAACAAACCCAATGGGGTTATCAAGATTTCATAAACATTAAATTAAGGAAGAAAATAATAATGAGTAAAGCACAGTACGATTTATCTAAACCAACAGACTATCTGAATCGCAAGATGTTTCTGGACCCAGCTGGTCCGGTGGTCATCCAACGTTTTGAAGAAGTCAAATACAAGAAGATAGCAGACTTTGATGCAACTGCACGTGGTTTCTTTTGGCAACCAGAAGAAGTAAGCCTCACAAAAGATAGTAACGACTTTAAGGAGGCCAGCGATGCTGTCAAGCATATTTTTACTAGTAACCTACTTCGCCAAACTGCTTTGGATAGCCTTCAGGGTAGAGGTCCTACACAGGTATTTGCTCCTGTATGCAGCCTTCCTGAACTTGAAGCGCTAATGTACAACTGGGGTTTCTTTGAAACTAACATTCACAGCAAGAGTTACAGTCATATTATCCGCAATATCTATAACGTGCCTAAGGATGTGTTTAACACAATCCACAACACAGAAGAAATTGTTGGAATGGCAAGTTCAGTAGGCAACTACTATGACAAGTTGCACGTTATTAACTGCCGTAAAGAACTCGGCGAAGTTGTTTCAGAAAAAGAGCATATTAGAGCAATCTGGATGGCATTGCACGCTAGCTATGCACTAGAAGCTTTCCGCTTTATGGTATCGTTCGCTACAAGTCTTGCAATGGTGGAGAACAAAATCTTTATTGGTAATGGCAACATTATCAGCTTGATTCTACAAGACGAATTATTGCACAAAGGTTGGACTGCTTATATTATCAATCAGGTAATTAAGGACGATCCCCGCTTTATTGAAGCAAAGATAGACTGCGAAGCAGAAGTATACGCACTGTACATGGATGTTATCCGTGAAGAGAAAGATTGGGCAACCTACTTGTTTAAGATGGGTCCAGTTATTGGTCTTAATGCTAACATCTTGCGTGACTTTGTTGACTTTACAGCAGTGGCCGCGTTAAAAGAAATCGGCATCAAGTACATGTCGCCTGCGCCTAAAAGCACTCCAATACCGTGGTTTAACAAGCATGTAGACACAAGTAAGAAACAGACTGCCCTACAAGAAAACGAAAGTACGAACTATGTACTAGGCGTGATGGGAGAAAATCTTGACTACGACGCACTTCCGGCTATATAATAAACAATATGTATAAAGCACAATACAAAGACAAGAGCCCTTTTGAATCCTGGGCTACTCACGGTTCTTACGCTAATGAAAATTCTGCAATCGCAGCAGCATTAGCACGTAAGAGCAAAGGCGCATTGCTGGTTAGAGTAGTCGATTCAAAGGGTGCTACCATTTACTCAAATTAAAAGATATAATGATTACTGTTTATTCAAAAAATAACTGCCCATACTGCGACCGTGCAAAGGCGCTGCTAGAAAGCAAAGACATTCCATTTAAAGTAATTAGAGTAGAGGACGATGTTACTGTACGTGCGTTCTTAGTGGACCAAGGTCTGCGGTCAGTTCCGCAGATCTTCCAGGACGGTGTTCTACTTCCTGGAGGCTTTCAAGGTCTAGCAGATAGAGACGAAGAATTTTTTAACACACTGAAAGGATAATATGATAATTGATAAAGGCGTATGTGTAGGTGAGGTAATTACACTAAAACTAACAAGCGGCGAAGAGCTTGTTGCTAAACTAGTAGAAGAAACCCCTACTCACTACAAACTGGCAAAGATACAAGTTATTGGAATGGGTCCGAAAGGTCCAGGACTAATGCCGTATTTGTTTACAGTTAATCCAGACAAAGATGTTAAGCTACTAAAAACAACAGTTACTGTAGCAGAAGCAACCGACGAAGTATTTGCTAAACAGTTTCTTCAAAGCACTACTGGTATTGCATTGATGTAAATACTAGACTATGACTACTCCGACAATAACTCCTTCTAATGCAAACTCGTCGACTGTAACAGGTCCCGATCTAGTACCTCATCAGCATAATTTTAATTCTGTTGTTGGATTAAGATTTGGAGAAGATGGCAGAGTTGAACCAGTATACGATTCTGCGGATGTTAAAGCAAACGGACAGGTTATTGCACTTTATAATGCAGCAACTACCAAAGCTGGATTTAGTCCAAGTGCAGTACCATTAGTTACTGTACAGGATGCTGTGCAAGATAATGACGGTGACAACAGCGACGGCGCCGTTCAAGCATCTCAATTTTTAGCAGCCGGAAAAATTAATCAACAAGAATACGATCTTATAACTGCCGAAATTAAACCAACTGGTACTGGTATTGCCCCAGTGGCAAGTCTAAAAGGCAATACTATTGTAGTTACTGGCGATGCGTTTACCTACGATACAGTGTTAACTCCGTATGGAACAACACTAGCTACTATGATTAAGGATGTTGCATTTCCTAGAACTATCGCACAGTTGGGACAGGGAACAGTAACAGCCGCGCAAGCAGTTAATAACTTAGCTAACTTAGCATTAAATGTTTGGGAGCCGGTTAAGCGACAGTATCCTAGAGCTATTATGACCAACAGCTTCAGACAGGGATCTGGATCGAGTCAACACTCGAGCGGACAGGCTTGTGACATTCAAATTCGAGGACTAAACTCTAGTGCATACTTTGATGTAGCAGTATGGATGAGTAAAAATATTCCTTACGATCAGCTGTTGCTAGAATACTTGCCAGGTAAAACTGTATGGATACATGTTAGTTACGCTATTCCAGGGTTGCCAACAGGCGGAAGAAGCGTATTGTTAGCTAAAGGAAAAGCTAGTACATTAGCAACACTAAACGGAGCATCAGGCGGAAAGTTTGTACCTAACCTACATGCTGATATTATTGCTAACGCAGGTATTAACAGAGTGGTGGCTGCTTAATGAAAAAGTTTCTTTGGACTACATTAGGATTCCTTAGTTTGGGAATGGCCTACTTAGGAGTTATTACTCCTGGACTGCCTTACAGCATCTTTGTGGTATTTGCAGCCTATTGCTTTAGCAAGGGCAGTGAGCGTATGCATCGTTGGATATACAATCACAAACTGTTCGGCCCGTTCTTAACCAATTGGGGTACTAAGCGAGTATTCCCAACTAAGATGAAATTCTTCATGCTAGCTATGATGACTTCTAGTTTAATTATTATGTTCTTCACCGGAGTTAAACCTATCGGTATAATTAGTACTGCCTGTTTCATGGCACTAGTTTCGGTATGGGCTTGGCGTTTCCCCGGCTCAGTAGAAGAACATCAACGAAGAAAAGATAACAACGAAAGGATCGGATGGCTAAAATAACTTTAGAACAACTAGTCGATATTGCATTCGCTGTAGAAGAAGGTGACCCATTTGATTGGGGAGCATTTAAACAGGGAAAAGAAGAAGCAATGAAGATGATCGGCACTAGTATTCTTGATCAATTTGATAAAGATGCTTACTCAGACGAAGACAGATTAATCATGTTGTCCACTATTACTAAACTAGTAACAGAGAATATGATTCTACATACAAAACTAATGCAGGCTAAGAATGAAGTGTGAAGTAGGCGATCTAGCTAAAATTATATATTCAATCCGTCCTACAAACATAGGTAAAACTGTGTTAGTAGACAGTTACATTGGTCATTTTAAAGAAGGCGAAATGTTCGCCTTCTGCGGCGTTCCTTGCAAGGCTATGGTCACTGATCACTATTGGTGGATTGCCACTGAATATGGGCTAACTAATATGCTAGGTGACACCCCAAAAGCATACATTCCGGATACTTGGTTAGATCCAATCCGTCCAGAGAAAATGGTAGAAAAAGAAAGAGAAAGAGAAATAGTTGAGCAGGATGCTTGACAAACACACACAGATGTAGTATAATTAATTTTTAACAAAGGTAACATAAGTAAATGGCAACAGGTAAAGTAAAATGGTTTAATGAAACCAAGGGTTTTGGATTTATTACTCCAGACAACGGCGGTGAGGATGTATTTGCTCACTACACAGCTATTCAAACTTCAGGATTTAAAGTCCTGCAAGAGAACCAAGCTGTAACATATGACACAGTGCAAGGTGCCAAAGGCGCTCAAGCTGCAAATATTGTACCAGCGTAAGCTAGTACAGAAAGAATTGTTGTAATTCCTTCGACAAGGATGTGTTCAAGACGCCGGTTCGAATCCGGCCAGGTCCACCATAAGCAGTTTAAAACTCGTTACCAGACGATGAAACGTAACCAACTGGAAATGTAGAGATACATAGGAATACGCAAACTGCTTTTGATGGGCCTGCTCTGGTAATCGATTGGGCAAATAGTTAGAGACGGCAACACGGTAGGCGATGACCGTTAATCAAGCAAATCAAAGTAAATGCAACAGCAATTACAAATGAGGCCTACGCTCTAGCAGCGTAATCTCCGAGGCAACTATGCCTTGTCATCCAAACTAGTTTAAAAGGCTACTTCGGTAGCCTTTTTATTTGCCTAAAATTACCAAAACCGAGTGACTAATTTTATACAACACTGTATAATAATTACTTAAGGCAATAAAGGCGCACCTAGGCAAACTAGCGTGACATAAGGTTGGCGGGCCGGTTAATAATTCCGCTGGATAAGGTTCTGATGTGTGACCCAATGTCCAATTCTTTTCTTCACTCGAAAGACTTTTAAGCACTACCTCAAGCCTTGACTTGAGATGCCTATAAAACGCCAGTCCCTTGATTGTTCACGTTTGCTTAATCGGAAAAGGTTGCAGGAATTTATTAGCGCATCCATGACTGAAATTGGCACCGAGTCAGTCTTAAAAATCGTAGTAGGTGGGGTAAGGTACAGAGCCCAGAGATGTTAATTCCAAAATACCTACAGCCACCAGTGTGATTGAGCAACTCAACAAACATGAATACGGCACTCATTATGTGGGTGCCGTATGACTTCACAATCTAACAAAACTTAAAACAATTAAAAGAAGAAAAATAATGCGAGCGACAGCGTAGCATTGGTCTTTAGACCTTTACTGATTTATACTGTAAACATCTTAAAATATATTAAGTCAAAATCTATTAGAACTACTTGACTATTAGGATTAATCAAGGTATAATATAACATCAAGAACAGGTAGTTCTTAGAATTTATTTCACACACAAAGGAAAAACAATATGTCAAATACT